CGCTCCGCCATTCGCGATGGCAACTTTATGGCGGCTCGAGTCGATGCCGAGGACCAGCTGATTCCCAGTGCCTGGGTGTGGGCGGCGCACAACCGCTGGACACCGGAAACCCCTATCGGCATCCCGATGTGCGCCATCGGCGTCGATGCCGCCAGAAAGCGCGACGAAACGGTTTTAGCGCCACGCTACGATGGCTATTATCCGAAACTGACCGCTATGTCAGGCGCTTTAACGCCCACCGGGCAAGACGTCGCCGGGCAAATCTTGAAAATACGCCGCGACGGTGCCATGCCAGCGATTGATTGCGGCGAGCGCAACGGCGCCGAGGCTTACGGGCATTTGCAAGCCAATGGCATCGAGTGTTATCGACACGTTGGCATTGATCCCTCCACCGCGAGAACTGAGCAAAAGCATCTTAAATTCTTCAACAAGCGCGCCGAGGTTTACTGGAAATTCATGGAAGCGCTCGACCCCAATCAGGACGGCGGCTCACCGATCGCCTTGCCCGACGATCCCATGCTCAGAAGTGATTTAACGGCGCCGAAATGGAAACTGACCGCCAACGGCATCAAGATCACACCCAAGGACGAGTTAGTGGCTGAACTGGGTCGCTCTCCCGATCGCGGCGATGCGGTGGTGCAAGCCTGGGCAACCGGGGCTAAGTCCGTCACCGACCTGCTGGATTGGCGCGCCGATCAGCGCGGGGGTATGATCGGCAAGAATCGCGTGCCGGCCGTTAATTTCGGGCCACGGAGAGGACCCAAGAGGAGACACTGATGTCAGGACTCAAAAACACCGTTCGACGCCTTGCCAACGCCAGTCTCGGTAAGGGCTATATGACCAGCGGTGAGCGACATCAAAAACGATTGGCCAAAGATCAGGCCCAAAAAGACAAAGTGTTCGCTGGCGCGCAGATGCCTGACGAGGAGGAAATCGCCAGGAACGAACGTAGGAAAGCCGCCAAGCGCAGGGGTTCCAGGGTCAGTACCGTGCTCACCGAAGATGACACGCTCGGATGAAGTCCAAAGACCTGATTGAACGCGGTGGTTTTTTGTTTTCTGAAAGGAAGGCCGCCACTACCTTGTGGCAGGAAATCGCCGAGAATTTCTACCCGCAGCGCGCCGATTTCACCTTAACGCGCTACATCGGTGAGGAATTTGCCGAGCACCTGTATTCGTCTTACCCGGTGCTGGTGCATCGCGAGCTGTCGAGCACCTTCGCCGCCATGCTCAGGCCCCGCGCAAAAGACTGGTTTGGTATGGCTGTCGACGAGATGGACGATGTATCCAAAGCCGGTAAGGAGTGGTTGGAGTGGGCCACCAAGCGCATGCGCGCCGCGATGTACGATCGCAAAGCACAATTTATCCGCGCCACCACCGAAGGCGATGCGGATTTCTCCGCTTTCGGCCAATGCTGCCTTTCCAGGGAAATCAACTGGAACGCCAAAAAACCGCACCTGCTGTATCGCGACTGGCACTTACGGGACGTCGCCTGGTCGGAGATGGCCGATCAGTCGGTTGGTGAGATTTACGTGAAGTGGAAGCCGACCCTGAAGCAGCTCAAAGAGCTGAAAATGAACATCCACTACAATCTCGAGAAAAAGAAACTCAAAGAGAATCTGACCAAAATCGACTGCATGCGGCTGGTGGTCTCGACCGATATTTACCAGGGCCAGACGGGCCAGGGCGCGGGCTATCCGTGGATGCTGGTTTACCTGGACGTTCTCAACGATCACATCATGGCCGAATACCCGGGCATGAGCCGAGGATTTACCCTGCCCAGATGGCAGACAGTATCGGGCTCGCAATATGCGTACTCGCCGGCGACGGTCGCAGGCCTACCGGATGCTCGTCTTTTGCAGGCCATGAGTTTGACGCTGCTGGAAGCCGGAGAGATGAGTGTCCGGCCACCGATGATCGCCACCAAAGACGCGGTGCGCGGCGACATCCAACTGTATTCGGGCGGCATTACCTGGGCCGATGCCGCCTACGACGAGAAATTGGGCGAGGTTTTGCGGCCATTGACGCAGGATCGCCGCGGCTTGCCGCAGGGCTTTAATGAGCGCGATCACCAGATGGAGATGCTCGCCGAAGCCTTTTACATCAACAAATTAACGCTGCCTGCGCCCGAGGGCGATATGACGGCGTTCGAGACCGGTCAGCGCGTAGAGGAGTACGTCAGGGCAGCCTTGCCACTATTCGAGCCGATGGAAGAACAGTACAACGGCCAACTTTGTGAAGATACCTTCGACGGCCTTCTGCGCGCTGGCCAATTTGGTTCCCTGCAGGACATGCCGCCCGAGCTGCACGGCCGGGACATACATTTCAAATTTACCTCGCCGCTGCACGATGCCATTGAGCGCAAGGAAGCCAGCGTTTTCGTGGAGTCGTCCGAGCTGATTGGGCTTGCTATGGAGCTGGATCCAAGCGCCGGGGCGCTGCTCAATTCATCCGATCAACTGCGCGCGGCCCTTGAGGGTATCGGCGTGCAGGCCAGGCATCTGCGCTCCGAGGCGGAAGTCAAACAGATCAATGCGGCCAATGCCGAGCAGGCCCGGGCGGAACAGGAGATGGAACTGGCGAAAACGGCCGGCGCCGCGGCTCGAGAATTTGCCACCGCTGAGTCCAAGGTCGCATGATTCGCAACTCACTGGAGGAGTGCCTGCCGAATCCCGACCCAACTGAGCACCCGGATTACACCGAGGCGGAAGTGCAGGCGGTCAGGCGCATGTTTGACGGCACCGCGGATGCTCGCCAGCAACGACTGGTGTGTGATTACTGGGTTCGGGCCTGCGGTACGCACGATCGCAGCTTCAGGCCTGAGTCTGAACGATTAAGCACGTTTGCCGAGGGCAAGCGATTCATGGGAACCAACCTGATCTGGATGCTGAAAAGCGCCTTTGTCCGGACGGACCCCGACAAAATTTCTACACGATCAACAGGAGAACAAGGTGGCTGAAAATGATACCGCATGGCGCGATGAGATTGCAGGTGATGGCGAGGACGCTGCTGCAAGACTGGAAACACTGCAAGGATTTGACTCCCCAACGGCGTTATTTGACGCCCATCAGGCGCAGGAGAATGTGAACTGGCGCGCGGCCTTTGTACCCGAGGAGGATGAGGACGGTGCGGTGGCCAAGCAAATGGAGCGCTTCAAAACGCCGGCTGATTATGGCAATTCCTACCGCGAAGCACAGGCGACTTTGAGTGCTAACAAGCAGGCGGCGCCACTGCCAGACAATGCCACTGAGGAAGACATCCTGGCATTTCGCACCAGCAACGAATTGCCATTAGAGGCCAAGGACTACCTCGAGAACCTGCCTGATGGCTTGGTGCTCGGCGAAGATGACCTGCCGATCGCTGAAACTTTTATGAAGGCGCTGCACGGCGCGTTCGCGCCAGCGAAGTACGGTCATGCTCTGATCGGTGCCTACAACGAATTTCAAGAGCAAGGCCAAGCCGCTGAGGCTGAGATGGATAACACGCAACACGTTGAAACAACTAAGGCTTTGCGTGAGGACTGGGGTAGCGACTATCGCGCCAATATCAATATTGCGCAGGCCTGGATGGAAAAGACTTTCGGCAAAGAGGGCAAGGAGCAACTGCTGCACGGTCGCTACAAGGACGGCCGCGGCTTTATGAACGATGCGACGATCCTGAAGGCCTTTGTGGATATCGCCCGGGAGCAAGACCCGCTGGCGCCGATCATTGCCTCAGACACCAGTTCCGTCACTACCATGAATGACGAGATTGCCGAGATCGAGAAGTTCATGCGCGAAAAGCGCACCGAGTACAACAAGGACGAAAAGATGCAAGCTCGGCTCAGAGATCTGTATGATATTCGCACCCGACACAACGAAAAGGCAGCGTAATGGCTGAAACCGCTCACATGAAAAGCTACGCTGGCAAAGCCAAAAGCTATGGCCCGGTGCGCTCGCCAATGGCAAAAAAGAAAAAAAAGAAGCGCGCCACAACCGGTGGCACCAAGCATGTGGTTGCAAGTAACGGCAGTCTCTAATTCTGTTATCATCCAATGGTGGTGCGGCGTGGAAATTGCTAATAGAATATGTATTGCCTGTGGGGGTGATTTTCGAGTAAAGGCCAGCCAACTTAAACATGGCCGCGGCAGATGTTGTTCTCGGTCTTGTGCGGCTAGTTTAGCTGCTACAACTCGTCGCTCTCAATTCGGGGAACAAAATCCTAATTGGAAAGGTGGTGAAGCACCATCCTACCGAAAATACAAACGCAATTATCGAGCAAAATACCCGGAAAAAGCGGCAGCTCATATGGCGGTGAGAGATGCAGTGAAACGCGGCGATCTTGAAAGAGAGCCATGCGGAATATGTGGTAACGGCAAAGCCGAGGCACATCATGAGGACTATGCAATGCCGCTTGAAGTTTTATGGCTTTGTAGAACTCATCATAGAGAACGGCATATGCAGTAGCGTCCGACCACCACAACGAACAAGCTGAGAAAAGACCCACAGATGACTAAGTGTTACGACTGCGGTCTTGATTACGGTTCTCCGGGATTTGCTGATTTAGTGGTTCCGCACGATGTCTGGGCAAAGATAAGCCCAACTGGTGACGAAGGCGGATTGCTATGCCCTACATGTATGGTTCGCGCTGCTGAAAAGGCTGGACTAGGAGAAATTAGAGCCGTGTTTCGATCGGGGCCGTTTGCCGTAGACCACAACGAACAAACCCCGAGAAGGGGCTGGCGACACACGGAACAGTCAGAGCTAGACTAGTGAAGTCAGCCCCGCATTGAATTTGCATCTGCCGGTGATTCGCTGTAGATTCGCCCTAACCACATAGGCCTGCCAACCTCTTTTCAGAGCT